GCCACCTCCTCGGTTGCTTCCTCAGCTTTCTGAGATTTCTGGATGGCCTTCCGAATTGCTGAGAGTTTACGCCATCCATTAGTATGCGCTTCCTCAATTACAGCGTCGAAATTAGCCTGGACAAACTTGCTATCCCTAGCAAATTCTGATCGTTGCTCCGGTGTGAGGAAAACAAATAGGTCCGTTAATCTCTCGCTATTTGAAATCATCTTCTTGGTGAGGGACTTTTCAGGCCATGCTCCCTCGCTTTCCTCATGCAATACTTCCCACATTGGCAGATAGTGTTCTGTCACTAGGCTTTGTGTGTGGACCATCTCGGCCTCAGCGGCACCTCGTAAAGCGTGGTTAATCTTTTCTACATTGTGTGTCATTGGTCTGTTTCCTTTTCTCTAGGGTTAATCAAAATCAAATGAAGGTCCAAATTCTGCTTCGTATCCTGAGGCCTTCAAGTCGTCTAGCTCGAAGAGAGCCTCTTCCTTCTCGGAAGCCTCAAAAGACATATGAGGGGCCCATTCGTCTTCTTCAAAAATCCAGATGTATGTCATTAGTTTGTTTCCTTCTGTGTTGTTGATGAACAGAGTAGATAGTAATTCTCATATATCGTCAATAAATATTTTCTGGGATATCCCATATTTTTCCATTTTATTCATAAGTGTTGCATAAGTATCACACTAGTATACCTGGCATGGATTGTGCTTAATGCAATAACCATGCCAATTGAATTCCTGGGATGTCCCAGGAAATACCATAATCAAGCATTCTTTCTCTCGCATTCTCAGGTGGTCTCAGGAAATCCACACGCCTAATGTGGTCTTTTGTGGTCATGAGAAGTACCGGGGGGACCCCCTACGCCACCCAGCGCTTCTGTTCTACCCTCATGCCCACATGGGAAGCAATTTGGACCCCTAAGAATTACATAAATAACTACCTCATAGTAAAATTAATGCTTGACTTCTTGGGACAGGCGGGGTACTTCCTAAGAAATCCTAAGAAGCTATTGACTTTAGGTTTTAAATATGGTATAATAAAGCTATAAAGAGGTTGATACTTAAGAACATCAAAGTTAAACTTTAAGAAGTTAACCTTTAAGAATTTAAACAAATAACTTATCTTCACATCTTAAGAATACTTAAGTTACAAACCAGTTATGGTTTGGTCTTTTCAAAATAGTCGAGGAGTTGTCTTATGGCTGGTTATGGTTATGGAAGTATGAAACCTAAGAAAAAGAAAAAGAAAGATGAGGAACTTAAAAAGAAAAAGAAACCTCGTAAGAAAAAATGATAACCTATAGAGGTGAGAAGTTTTCTGGCTATAACAAACCTAAGCGTACTCCAGGCAAGTCTAAAAAGTTTGCTGTTCTTGCCAAAAAGGGCGACAAGACAAAGTTAATTAGGTTTGGTGATCCCAATATGACAATTAAAAAGGATCAACCCAAAAGACGGAAGAGCTTTCGAGCCAGACACAAATGTGATACGTCTCCTCCAGATAAATTATCAGCAAGGTACTGGAGTTGTAAAAAGTGGTAACTGCCTCCCTACGTAGTAGGAAAAAGTCAGGAGCAAAGAATGTCAGAAACAGAAGACGGTCAACAAGAAGTAGTAAAAAAGAAACGAGGGAACCCCAACTTCAAAAAAGGGATGCCAGCGTTAAACCCAGCGGGAAGACCAAAGGGATCACTTAATAAGTACACTAAACTCTCAAGAGAACTTATGTCCTCTAAAGGACCGGAGATTGTAAATAAGGTTATAGAACTAGCACTGGAGGGTGACAGGCACTGTCTTAAGATGTGCATGGACAGAATTATTCCCACCTCCAAAGCAGTAGAGATAACACACGAACATCAGGATCTCGGCGTTAATATTATTATTGAAGGTGTTAAGGCAGTAGAAGCCAAGGAAGCTAAGGAACAAGAAGTATTTGAAGCTGAGTTTCAAGAAGTAGATAAGAAGTAGATAAGAATGACTGAACTTAAAGTTACTCTTCACGATGCTCAGATGGAAATCTTTAAATCGAGTAAAAGATTTAAAGTAGCTAGTTGCGGTAGAAGATTTGGTAAAAGTTATTTAGCTGCATGGGTGTTAATTATTAAGGCACTCCAAAGTGAGGACAAGGATGTCTTCTATGTAGCACCTACGTTTCAACAAGCTAAAGATATTCTCTGGTCTATTCTTAAGGACGTAGGTCAGAATGTAATTAAAAGCACACATGAGAACACCGCAACAATTACTCTGGTCAATGATAGAAAGATATATCTAAAGGGATCAGATAGGCCAGATACTTTAAGGGGTGTAGGTCTTGCATATGTCGTCATGGACGAGTATGCCTCTATGAAGCCAGAAGTATGGGAGATGATCCTAAGGCCCACACTGGCAGACGTAAAGGGTGAGGCGTTATTCATAGGAACTCCAGCAGGTAAGAACCACTTTCATAAGTTATGGGTAGATGCTCACCTACCAGAAAATGAGGAACAATGGGAAGCATTTCAATTTAACTCTACTGATAATCCTTTTCTTGATCCAGACGAAATAGAAGCAGCAAAGAAAACAATGTCTACTCAGGCATTTCGACAGGAGTTTGAAGCTACCTTTGAAAGTTTCTCCGGTGGGGTGTTTTTTGAAAAATGGGTTAGGTACGAAGAAGATGAGGAGTTTGAGGAAGATACCGCTTCTAAGACAGGTCATTATGTGGTATCGGTTGACCCGGCTGGCTTTGAAAAAGCGGATAAGGGTAGAGGTCTTAAATCTTCCAAACTTGACGAAACGGCAATATCTGTAGTTAAGATTGCAGGAGACGAGTGGTTAGTTAAAGACATACACCACGGACGTTGGAACATCAAAGAGACTGCCGAAAAGATTATTGATGTATCTGAGGAAGTCAATGCCACTACAGTAGGAATCGAATCGGGTGCGCTAAAGAATGCCATTATGCCCTACATCGAAGATGAGATGAGAACAAGAGGTAGGTGGATAAACATAACGGACGTAACGCACGGCGGTAAAAAGAAACAAGACAGAATAGTTTGGGCCTTACAAGGCCGTATGGAACATGGAAAAATTAAGTTTCGTAAGGCAGACTGGAACCATGAGTTTATTTCACAGATGTTAGACTTTCCAAGTTCACTATCTCACGATGACTTACTAGATTCTTTGGCGTACATAGACCAAGTTTCTGTAGCTGACTATGCAAGTTCTATAGAGATAGACGAGTGGGAACCATTAGATACGGTATCGGGGTATTAATTTATGGATGATTTAGTATACAAAGACCCTCAAGCATCCCTAGCATCATGGGTAATGAATAAGGTCGAAGAGTGGGAAGACCACCGTAATACTAATTACATGGAAAAATGGGATGAGTACTATCGTATCTGGCGTGGTATTTGGGCCTACGAAGATAAAACAAGAGAGTCAGAAAACTCCAAACTTATTTCTCCCGCAACACAACAGGCCATTGAGTCCACTGTAGCGGAACTTGAAGAAGCTATCTTTGGTAGGGATATGTGGTTTGATATTCGTGATGACGTAATGGATCAGAACCCTACGGATATAGCAATTATACGTACTATGCTTCAGGAAGATATGCAACGGTGTAAAGTAAAGGACCCAATTGTAGAGTCTTTGCTTAACGCTGCTATTTACGGTACTGGCATTGCTAAGTTAAATGTTATAGATGAAATTGAAAAGGTTCCTACTGAAGCTCAAATACCTGGAACACTTACGACTAATGTTGCTTTACAGGAAAAAGTTATTACTTCTGTAAAGGTAGACGCTTTAACACCAAAAGAATTTGTAATTGATCCCTGCGTTACTTCAATTGATGATGCCCTGGGCGTTGCTCAAATAGTCATTAAGCCAAAATGGGAAATCATGGAGGGTATGAAAGAAGGTGTATACGAAGATAAACCGCTTGGTGACTTTGACAAAATGGACTTGGGCTACGACGAAGAATATAGTAATGACTTGGGTAGCGAAGATAAAGTCAAAATTGTAGAGTATTGGGGACAGGTTCCTAAGAAATACTTAAATGATCGTAGTAGCTCAATGGAAGAAGAGTTTGACTACGAAGATGATGAACTAGTAGAATCAGTAGTTGTTATTGCTAATGACCATATTGTACTTAAAGCCGCAGAAAATCCTTATTTAATGGAAGATCGTCCTTTTGTGGCCTTTCAGCTTGATCGTGTTCCCAACAAGTTTTGGGGGCGAGGGGTGGCAGAAAAGGGGTATAATCCACAAAAGGCTCTTGATGCCGAGCTACGTGCTAGGATTGATGCTCTTGCCCTTACAACACATCCTATGATGGGTGTGGATGCTACTCGTCTCCCTAGGGGTGTCAAGTTCGAGGTCAAAGCCGGTAAGACAATTCTTACAAACGGTGATCCTCGGTCAACCTTGTTCCCCTTAAACTTTGGTACTGTCTCTAACACTACGTTTACCGAAGCCGGTGAGTTAGAGCGGATGGTTCAAATGGGTACTGGAGCAATGGACAGTGCCAATAGTAACTTTTCGAACCCTAGGAACTCTACTGCTTCTGGAATGTCCATGATACAGGCAGCTTCGATTAAACGACAGAAGCGTACTATTATGAACTTCCAAGAAAACTTTTTAATTCCTTTAATTGAAAAGTCTGCTTATCGTTATATTCAGTTTTCTCCTGATCGTTATCCAGCAGGAGACTACAAGTTTAAATCTTATTCCTCAATGGGTATTATGGCTAAGGAACTGGAAATGACTCAGATGATCCAGTTAATGTCAATGACACAACCAGGTACTCCTCCTCATGCTATGCTCCTTATGTCTATCTTTGAAAACAGTTCTATGTCCAATAGAGATCAAATGAAGGCAGCTATTGCTCAGTCCCTGCAACCTAATCCTC